TGAGATTCCTATTTCTACTACTCCATCAGCATTTGTCCAGTCGAATTGTCCAAAGTCACCTTTTGTTAAGAAAGCTCCTTTAATGATCCATTCTCCTACGATATCTCCTACAGGACCTAAGATGTTAAGTGTTAAGTCTTTTTTGTAGAAATCAGAATAACCAGCTCTACCAGTTACTGATTCATATCCTAGACGAGCCCATTCCATTACTGCTTGAGCCCCTGAAGGTGTGATTGGTGAGTAAAGAGTCATATCCATATCTTGCCATTCTCTCTTACCTCTGATTTTTCTGTAAGAGTTAATGTGGTCAAGTTTGATTACACCATCTTGGAATGAAGGTGCTTTTACGTTCTTAACCATAAAAGCTGGGATATTATCTATATACATTACGAACCTGTGCTGAACCATTGGTTCGAAGGCTCTGAACATTATTTCGTTTGGATCTAATACTGCCATTTTATTTTTTACTTATTTAATTATAAATATCTATGTTTATCAAATATTATCCGAACGTTGCTCCTGTTGGTTCAATAACGAAATCTAATACTACAAACTCAATTGTTTTAGCTGGTTGGATGAAGATTTGACCGATTAATTGGTTTCTATCTACAACATCTGCTGTGTTATTAGTATCGTCCATTACAACTCTGTATGCATAAAGACCTTGTCTTTGTACTACTGATTCTAGGTAAGGATTTACTGTAGCTAAGAATTTGTTTCTTGTAGCGATAGTATTTTGTTCGAATACTAAGTTACGAGCTTGATCACCAATGAATTTCTTAAGTTCAATTAACAATCTTCTTACATTTACTCTATCTAATGCTGATGCTTTAGTTTGTAATGTTTTTTGTCCGAATACTGATATACCTGTTCCTGGGAATGAAGCGATTGGGTTAACTTTTCCAGCGTAAAGAGTATCTCTTTCGTCTTTAGTTAATCTCTTCTCTGCTTGAATTACTCCTCCGATTCCTCCTCTTACAAGACCTGCTGGTGCAAACCATGGTGCTGAAGATGCATCTGTGAAAGCAAATACTCCTGGAATCATTGTTCCTGCTGGAACGTATACGTTTTGTCCTGTAGCTGATTGAACTTGTACCCAAGGCCAGTAAGTTGCTGCGTAAGAACTATTAAATGCTGCTGCTTCTGCTACTACTGCTGATGCAGTTGATCCTGTTGCAACTAAATCTACTACTGCGATACAATCTCCTCTTTCTTCTGCTAAAGCTACTATGTCAGACAATACAGAAGCTCCGTTAGTAGCATTATCATTGATAAGACCTGGTGCTGAGATAATATTGAATTGGAAATCATCTGGGTTTGATAACAAGTTAACTGCATCTGCGTAATCAGCTGCTACTAATCCTTGAATGTTACCGGAAGTTCCGATTGAACTAAAGAAGTTAGCTCCTCCTAATATAGTCCCTGTTGCTCCAGTAAACGATCCTGATGCGGCTTTTGGTAAAGATGCTGAGTAAGAAATGTTGTTTGAATCTACGTTAACACTTATTCCGTCAGTCTTAAGGTAGTTAGGTGTCGGATGCTTAACTGCAGTTACTCTAATATAGTTTGATCTGTTTGGATATTCTCCTACTACTTTGTTAGAAGATACGTTATCGTACACTACTGTTTGGTTACCTACTACTCTTTCTACATAGTTTGGAGAGTTTGGATCTAGATCTACGTTAAATGTCTCTAAGATAGTTTTGTTATTAGTACTATCATCTCCTTGTCTAACAAGTAAAGTAAATGTACCTTTATCGTTATTTACATTAGTAATTTCCCATCTTACGTTATCTTTTGATCCAGATACCAACGATCCGTCTGAATTAATATAAGAAGCACCGCCTACTAAAGCTGATGTACTAGCTTGTGCGTTATTGTAAGCTACTCCTTCTCCTATTGTCTTAATAGTAAATGGTTCATCTGTGTGAATAGAAGATGCTGAAAGGAAAGTATTTACTGCTCCATTATATGTTCCATCTGTTACAACTCTTGTTACTAATGCTGTCTGTCCTCCATTGGAGAAGTAATTCTTAACTGCAATAGAAGTTAAGAACTCGTAGCTTTTAGAAGCTGAAAGGAATGTATCGCCGAACTTTCTTACATACTCATTGTAAGATGTAATAACAGTTGGCTGATTTACTGGCCCTTTCACAGTAGGTCCTAAAAACGCTGCTCCTGCCGCAATTGGCTGTGGTTGTATAAAAGAAATATCATTTTCTCTTGAAAATACTCCTGGAGAGATAATTGATTCTGCCATGTTTTTCTAATTTGTGTTTAATTTAATATAAATATCTTGGGATTTTGGGAAACCCTTCACACTAGTTACAGGGCTTGTTCTCTAAGATAAATAGGAAAGGAGAGTCGAAACCCTCCTTTTTATACTATGTATACCTTTAGAATTATACTGCAGGAGTTTCCTCTGCTGGTACTAAAGTAATCTCACCTGTTTGTAGGTTGATTGACCCTTTTCCGTAAGCCTCTTCCAAGTGTTTTGCAATATCTTTCTCTTCAGCTACAACTTCTAACAAGAATGCCTCTACTGACTCTCTTCTTGATTTTAATTGTAATTTAGCCAATTCGATTTGACCTAATTCAATTACTGCTGAATGAGTTTTGTCTTGAACTTCTCTTACTTCTTTTAACTCTTTTTCTGTTAGTTTTTTTACTATTTCCATGGTTTTAATTTAATTTATTTAACATATATTTTTCTGCGTTCTTAATCTTGTGTGAAGTATTCTTCATCTTCTTAACTGTCTCCGGATTTACTAACTCAGGATGTACCCACCAATCCTCGTAACTTGCTATATCATCCGCTGCTATATCCGATACTACTAATTCATATCCTTTCGACGTTAAATATTCTCTTGACTTTTCTCTGTATGATCGAGTAACATCTGCATAGTAGTCATGCTCAAAAGTAATTACTGCAAACCTGTATTTATCTAGAGGTATTCTCTGAAGTATCTCTAAAGTAACTGATGGTGGTTCACAATCTACTTGTAAGTAGTCTATGTCAGTTGTATCAAAGTGTTCTTGAATAAATACATCATAATCTACTTTTGTTGCATCTGCTAGGATTGCTTTATTCTTTCTTTCCTTATTAAACGTATTAACTAGGTCTGGTAGAATCTCTAACGATACTCCTGTCCAATCGTAATTTGTTTCAAGTAATGCTGTATTGTTCTTAAAGAATGGCCTTTCAGCTCCTATCTCCAAGTAAGTACCTTTTTTCTTACCATCCAACATAGCTAGTGTAAACATATCTTGATAAGTCTGTGAATGATTCTTCTCAATCTTATCTGAATCTGTAAACTTGTATTTTAATGAATCGTACATTGACTTGTTATATGTAACGATTGAATTTGGTCCTGAGCCTAGTGATGTTATATTGTTCTGAATTAAGGTAAGATATCTTGGGTTCATTATATCTCGGTATTCAACTAGTTCCTGTAAGATCTCTCTTGCTTCCATTGTTCTTCCAATCCACCATGATGCAACTGCTTTTTGAAATATAAGTGCATATATTCCAGGATAGTCTGCATCAATTGCCGATGGTGCACTTGTTCCGTTAACAAGTCCTTGACATGCATAAGAATAAGCCTCTTGCCATTCTTTTTTCGCCTCATGCCACATGCTAAGGTATAAATAAGCCTCAGGTCTTGTTGGATCATTTGCTAATGCATTTAAGTAAGCATGTTTAGTACTTGCAGGCCTTCTTCCTTGTTTATCTAAACACTTAGCTACTCTAATCAATGCTGTATACGGCTCGTCGTCAAACTCTGCACATCTTAAGTAGAATGATAAAGCAGATGAATAGTCTTGTGTCTTTTCGTAATGTCTACCTAACTTAAAATTAAGTGTAGGATCAAATGGATTATTTAAAAAGTCAACTATCTCTCCTTTCTGTTTAACCTCTCCTCTATACTCATTATGTTCTAATCCTATAAATGTAGTAAAGAACTCAACTGGTATTTTCAATAAGAAGGAAGTTGTATCTTGGAATGCAAATGTAACTAGTACATGGTCTCTATGAACTGCCATTCCACAGGCAAATTCAATTCTTGCAGTCATGAATTTAAAGTCATCAGTATAGGTAACGACATTCCAATCCTTATCCCAAACTATGAATCTATGGTAGTACTGTCCATCCTTTCTTCCGTTCTCATTATTCCAAAGATCTACTTCGTGAGTAAGAGCTATTCTATAATCTCCAAAAGGAATTACCTGTGAACCTCCTCTTACATCTCTTGGGAAGTCTTTTATATTCTCTTTCTTAACAACTGTCTCTGAAGTATTTGTTATTGGATCTACCTTAACAATCTCTAAAGGGAATGTCCATTTAACATAATGGTATGGCATATCTAAGATAGGCATCCAATTCTTCTCACAATATGAGTTTGTTGGCGGTTCTATCCTGTTTCTACTTATCTCTGCATTATCAACTATTTCAGATAACTCCATTCTACCTACTCCGTTAGTGGTAGTATCTCTTCTCACTCCTGTATAGTAGAATTTATTATCCCAGTTAACTACTCTAACATCTTCTAACCCTATAAATTCCCATAGAGGTTTTACATCTAACTTAGTTGTATCAACCTTAGCTCCTGTTACTATTTCTAATGTATCTGGATCTAATTTGCAAAGGTAGTTGTTTGTAGTTAATGTAATATCGTCTTCCGGGTTTAGATACGCTAACGGTCCCCATATACTTTGGAATCTTTGCTTACCCTCACTATGGTAAAGCATGTAGTTTAGATGTCTTAGGTTTAAGTGAATATCGTCTCCTTCTACAAGTATAGACGGATTGATTTGAGGTAACCCCTGTGTTTGTGAAGATGGTAGAATAAGTGGTTTAATCTCTCCTCCATTATCAATAACCAGTTTACTAAAATTGTCTAACATATAACTTATAAGTATTTTTATATAATATAAGAAACTATTTTGTATTATCCAACCTGTATGTTAAAATTAATTACTGCTCGGTGTTCTTTACCGTAGAATGGTTCTACTGAATGTACTATGTCGTATGGCCAGATAATTAGCATTCCCTTCTTAGGTCTTATGTAATATTTCATACCTCTGATGTGAAAAGAGAATACACCACTATATGGATGGTCTTGAATTGGATTACCGTCAGACAAGTAATATCCCCCTGAGAACATGATTGGTTTTGCTTCTTCATGATGCCATCTACAATGGTTGTGTGCATTATGTCCTCTACCTGAGTATGGATCGTAGTATTGTAACCAACTCTCAGTTATAGTAGGTCTGTCTTTTACTTCTACTTGTATTGATTTAAGTAGTTGTAGAAATCCTCCTTCTATCCTTCTTCTTATAACCTGTACATCTTCGTCTGGATTATCTAAGAAATCATTCGGTGGTGTAAAGAACCTGCTTCCAATAGGTGGAAACTCGTGATCTTCAACCCACTGATCTTGCCTATCGTAATTAATACCATATTGGGACTGTCTCTCTTCGTCGTATTGTTGAGGCAGTTCCTGTCCCATTCTCTTTTGAGTATCTGTAAGAGTCTCTAATCCTAGTTGGTATATCTTATCTGTAAGTACATCATCAAATATTCTCTGGTATACAGGGATTGGAGCTAAATGAAATACATGCTCGTCTGATGTTTTTATTAAAGGCTGTTTAAAGTACATATTATATATGTTGAAAGTAAATAGTTTTAGTAGGAAGTATCTTATTAAGATCTCCTTGATTAAAGTGCGTACTTTCTTTTGCACTAGCAACTAGTGGTTCGAACCTTAAAGAGTATTCCTCTATACTTTTGCAGTATTGTTTAGAGTATTCTAAAAATCCCATCTCCTCGATTGCTATATTAATATCGTTATTCTGCTTGATTATACCTACTAAGGAATTAATAGAGGTGGAATCGCTACAGTATATAAAGCCTGCATTTGGAGTTACAAAAGAATCTCCCCATGTATAATTAAACTTAGTTAGTCCTTCGTACTGTTTTTCTATATACTCCTTTTCTTTTACTGGAATGTCTTTCCACTCTTTATATACCTGTTCTTTGTAGTTATGAGGGTAGGTATAAAGCGGCATCTGAATAGTATCTCTGCTTCTCAGTAATTGATAAAAGGTATCATCCAGTTCTCTTTTCTGTAAACAATCCCAATCTAAAAAGACTACTTCGTTAAATTTAGATACACCAGATTGTATAGCCCATAATTTAGGTAGCATGTATATATCGGAGTTATGTAAGTAGTCATATTCAAACTCTCCCATATACTCACATTCAAATCCTAGTGATTTAATATAATTATAGTTACCGGTACCCCATACATACACATAGTCATTTAGTTTAGAAGTATTCTTTATATGTAGAATCTCTTCTAAATGCCTACTATTAAATGATGATAGTTTACCCCAATATGCTCTAATGAATCTCACTTATGTATAAAGTATAAGGTCTTATCAACTCTATCTGAAATATACTTATCTAGAAGGACTTGCTCTCTTATCCACCAATCCTCTGAATGATGTTTTCCTGCTATGTGTTTAGGTTCTATGTTTGCAATATAGTCCTCTAAGCTGTATCCTAATTCCTTAGCATAACACATTACTGCAAATTCATCAGGTACACTTTGTAAGTTATGTATGTCACATAATTCCAGCAACCTACCTGTTACTTGTATATCCCTACAGTATATAAATCCTGTATTAGGAATAACGTAGTTTTTTCCAAATTCAAAAGAATGTAACGGTATGTACTCATTTAACTTAATAAAGAATCCATTAGTGCTCTCTTCTCTTGACTTCTTGATTAACCACTCTAAAGCCATTTTAGGATAAACGTACAAGGGTACTTGCAGTGAACTCCCTTGTTTAAGTTCGTCGTAGAACCTGTCATCCAATTCCTGCACTAGGGTACAGTCCCAGTCTATAAAGACAACTTCTCCATATTCTCTTACTGCAATATCTAAGCATTTTAACTTATGTACTAGACTTCTATAATCCCAAAATGTATGATTGGATGCTATTGAATAATCGTAAGGACCTTCTGAGATTAATATGCAGTTAAATCCTAGATTTGATATGTAGTTATAATTCTCTCTACCCCATATGTATACAGTTTCTCCTAAATTATCTTTTGCAGCTTCTTGTATTTGATCTGTATAACGTGTCCCCATGGAATGTAAATCCCCCCAAAATGTTCTTATGATTTTCATATGTTTTTTATTTTAAGTACCCATTATGAAATGGATAGTAGAAGTATATTTCCTGATTTAGTTCCTTAGCTACTTGTTCTGCTCTTTGTTGTGCTTCCCAAAATAGTTCCCAATTACTTTTATTACATAGCATGTTACCTTTTAGAGCCATTCCATCATCACTGTAATATGTTAGTGAGAGCTGGAGTTTGTGAGCTCCTAGGTTATTTGCAAAACGTACCATATCCTCTACTTCGTGCAGATTTAACATATTAATATTATTAGAAATAAAGGAGTTATCTTTTTCTTTCTTTATTTTACTAGCTTTATTAAAATACATCTCTAAATTACGTTGTATAGTCTTAAAGTAATCTAACCTCCTTACCTTTATGTAGGTCTCAGGAGTTGTAGCATCTATTGAAAATCCTAAGCATGTATGGTCTGTATATTCATTTAAAAATAAATCTTGATACTTTTCTCCTAGGACAGTAGCATTGGAGTAGGTCCAAAACCATTTACCTTCCATGTGAGTTCTCCAGTCTACTTTATCTAATACCTCAAATATTCTACCTTTCCAAAAGGGCTCTGCTATACCTAGTACGGTAAATGATTTAAGATGGGGTATTACTGGTCTTATCTTATCTAATAGCTGATCAGTATAATCTACACCACCGTCACGTTTCATAAACTCAACACTAGATCTAGGACACATTATGCATGCAGTTTCTGGTGTTGGATTCAATCCTCCTATGTTGCACCAAGTAGACGGTAGGTTCAACTCTATTTGTTCAGGGTATTGAAGTACTTGTACGTTATTATCTCTTTCTAGATCTTTAAAGTAGTAGGGGCATTGAGTGTTATTGCAACTTTTATGTAGAGTTTTGTTTAAAGTCTCTACCCTGACTTCTTTTAATTTAGGCAGTTTTAATGCTTCTTCTATACTGAGGTTATCTGTGATAAGGTTTCCGTAGTACTCGGTTTGATGGCAGCAGGATTGAAACTCTCCGTTAGCGTCTATTTTTAACTTACTCCAGGGTAAAAAACAATATGCTTTCATTAAATGTGTTTTAAATATAGGTCCATAGGTAGTTTTGAATCTATATAGTTATTTAGATGAGATTGCACTTTGCTTATCATCAAATCATGATTAGTTCTATCTTGACTAACTCCCTGTACGAAATACGGTTGATACCTTTCTAGGTACTCTTCTAATGTACAGTTAGAGTAGATGTAAAATGCATGTTCTTCAATACATCCTTCTAGTCTATTTTCAATAGCAATATCG